TGTAGAGCTGGTCAGAATCGTTCCGCATCAATTGGAATTTATATTGCCAAAAAAATTGGTCAATTTAACGATGAATTCTTATCTGAATATGATGAAGGAAATAAGAGTCAGTTTGGATTTAGAGTGGCTAAAAAGGGTAAAAATGCAAAATATCCTCAAAAGAAAGTTCTTGATGGACTTGGCGCTTTAGAAGGATGGGGCAAAAAAGGCGACACTGGAATAGATTCATGGTATTTTGATACTTTTTATAATCATCCAGGCTCAGGATTTAAAGATAATGGTTATATAGGGAGAAAAAAATAATGATTTTTTATAGTAAAATAAATAGGCCTAAAAGGATTCACATTGGAGAAAGCATTATAAACAGACTCAGGTTGATTCTTGAAAATCCTGAGGATGAAGGTGGAATTTTTCATATACAGGACATTGATAATAATAAGAATATGACCGCAACATATGATTATCTTCCAGATGATGATTATGTTTATGCTGATTATACAGATTATGCGAAAAAAAATAATCTTATAAATAAAGATAATAAGACTTTTAATGATTCAGCTGGAAAAACACCTTATTCTGATACAACTTCTTTAAAAAGTAGAGTACCTTTAAATATTAGACTTGGTTTGGGCGATGTGGTAAAAACAGCCCAAAACATGAATATTGATAAAGTTCCAGTCAACGGAAAAGAATCTATTGATTGCTTCAACTTATCAATGCTTGGAGATGGTATACAAACCCTTATGGCGCATACGTATAAGGGTAAAAAAGCTGCATATCCAGGTGAACAAGGTTTTTCTATCAAAGTCGTTGGTTCTAATGGTGAAGATAGGCCTAATTTAATTTCTGGAAAATATGCTGAAAAAGTTAAGGAACTTGTTAACAACTATGGTCCATTGAAACAGTTTAATCCGCAGTGGATTATATACCCTCAATCTTCAAGTCCATTTAATGATTATATTGCTGAGTTTTTAATACATAGTGGGGCTTTTCCTAATGCTAAACTTATCCCAAATGGTACGCTTGTTAAAACCGATTTCTGGGGTATAGATTATAAGACTTTAATCGAACTTGGTCTTAGAGAAATAGCTGGAAGGTCTTCAGATTATAAAAATTGCTACTCTAAATTTAAGAAATTAAGAAATGAATTTTATAAAGAATATTTCTTACAGCAGCTTACTGACATTCTTGAACCTAGAGTTTGCAAAATGATTCCAGAGTATAGAAAAATGTATTATCTGGAAAATTACACCAAAGATAGAGAAATTAAACTCAACGATGGTAGAACCGTTAAGTTATGGTCATTAGTGAACGACCAATTAAAGAAAAATTCCATATACAATAGACTAAATACCAATCATAAGAATGATATTAAATCAAAATATAATTATTATGAGGGTAGAAAGGTATATGGCCTATCCAAATATGGAAAATTCTTATCTGAGGCTGTTGCGGCTACTAACTTAAGAACACCAGAGGAAATAGAAGCTGATTTAAAATCACGTCCAGATATTTGGAAAAATCATACTGATAGGGATGAAAATGAATTTTTTGACAGTTTAAAGAAAGAACGTGAAAAAACATTAAGTGATTTAGAGCGTGAAGCTGAGGTTGCTAGAGAAGAACAGAATTCTAAAACATTGGTTAACATAGAAGATGTGCCAAAAATAGAAAATGCACTTAAAGTGATAGACAAAAAATATGGCACGAATGAATTAAATGCCATGAATTCATATATTTCTAGCAATAATATGAGTAGTGATGAAAGAGAGTATCTTATCAATAACATACATGACTATTTTTTGGGTGAAATTAATAAATTTAATCAAGCTGCAAGAAAAGTTGGCTTGCCAGTAAATTTTGAAAACGCTAAGGTTTCAGAAGAAATATTACTTGATATTTTTAGAGAAATTCTTGCACATCGTCAAGGAAAAAAAGGTAAGACTGAAGACGATGCTGTTGAACCTATGATTAAGTTTAGACGAGGTACTGGTTCAAACAATAATTCTGTTTTAGGGGGATATGTTTCAAATATTAATTCTTTAGTTAATGCATTTAAAAATGGCATTTTTAATTTAAACATGAAAGGAGTTTTTGAAAAAGCATATTCTACAGATACCGTAAAGAATTATCCTTATGTGTCTAGAATGTCTCTTTTTAACCAATTTGATTTAAGTGATAAAATTAGAAATTATCCAGTAAAGCCAACTGATAGAATACTGATTATTGACGATAATTATGCTACAGGAGCTAGCTTTAAAAATGCGGCTAATGTAATACATGAAAAACTTGGGATACCTTATGAAAACATAAAAGCACTTACCCCTGGAGACATGGGCACAGCTTCTATGGCTGGTAGAAGAGGTCCATCTGTAGCATTTAATGCAGCAGAGGCCAATTTGATTAGAATGTATCAAAGAGGAGAATATGATGACATTTTAGATAACGTTGTTAGTTTTAATGTTAAACCAAAAAATGGTAAAAGTTATACTGTTCAGACAACATTAGGCGAATATTTAAGCGAAAGAGTCAAGGCTGTTAGTGGTGATGAATATAATAGAGATAATGCACTTAAAGCAGCTCAGCTTGGCGATAAAGGTCTTAGTAGTACGTCAGACAGTTTTGAGTTGGATGATAATGACAGGTTTGATTATACAGCAATAGAACCATTACATTTTACTTCTAAAGATATTAGTAGTTTTTTATTACCAGATACAATTTTAGCGAAAAAGACAGACAAGTTGTCTACATTGAGTGCTATTTGTAATAAGATAAGAGAAAAAGATGCTAAATATAGAACTTCTAGCGGTGAAGAAAGAGTTAAACTAGAGTATAGATTAATGCAACTATATAATCTTTTCGACAAAAAGTTAGCTGAATTATCTAAAGAAACTAGTCCTATCATCACAACAAGAGCGAAGAAAAATCCTAAGACTGCTAAAAAGATAGCAAAAGACCTTCAATTCTATTTGAATAATAGGTCTGAAATTCTTAGTCAATATAACGAGGCTCTTGCTAATCGTAGTAATGGCACAATTACCCAACAACAATTCAAGACTATATATGGAAGTTTGCGTAGTAAATTTATAACCGCAAACAAAAATATTGTGAAATTCGGAGGAGAGGCAATGGTATTTCCATCTTCTGGCCCACGTGGTAGAAATAAAAATGTTGTTTCTATTAACCAGCCAAGTATTGATAGAACATCTAAACCATTAAAAATGGCTGCTAATACGGTTCAACGTACACCTTCTCCAATACCAAGGATAGAAAAAGTTGATATTTTTAATCAATTAAGTAGTCCTGAAAAAGAAAAAGAAAGGAGAATGTTACAGGATAAACTTAAAAAAGTGATGGGAGAGCTTAAAATAGCTATTAGTAGAAAAGATAAAGCAAATCCATTAAATGGAGAAAGGGAAATTGTTCAAAACGAAATTAATAATTTAATCACTCAACGAGACGAATTAAGAGCTGAAATAAGGAGAATAACAACCAAATATACACAAACTTCAGAGCCTGTTTCACAAGCCCAACAGCCTGTTAACTCAAATAATAATGCACAAAAGAAAAGAGGTGCTATGCCGTACCCTGAAGATGTTAGAAAACAAATAATAGCTGATACAACAGCACAGCTTAATGCACTCATTGCAAATAGAGATAAGGTTAAAGAAAGAATGAAAAAAAGTCGTTCACAAGAAGAATATGATGAGCTGCGCAATGAAAAAGCATTATTAGATAGACAAATAATGTATGCTAGGAATAGAATATTTGGCCTTAAAAATAATAGAAAAATGTCAGATAATGCAAAAATAAGAGCAGCAGAAAGAAGAAAAAAAACTCAGACAGCTAAGTAAAATATTATGTTAATACAGCCAAAACCATATATGGATAAATTGAAGCTCCGTCATCATGCAGTTGGTACTGAGAGAAGGAGAAATATGTCTAAGTTAATATTGGAAGAAGGGACACCATTCCCTCAACCAATAGAATACTCAGACATAGATATTGCTGTGTTCAATTGGGTGGATAAAAAGATAGACCTTGTATATGAAGGTGAAAGGTTGCCAACATATAAGTTATTTTCTACTCAAAGAATAAGTGAATATTCTCAAACCTGGAGTCATACTGATGATTATGGTAATATCATGATGAACTTCAAGACAGTTACTCGTGATAACAACCCACAGAAGGGAGAAATTACCAGTAATTACTTCAATATTCCAGGTCATAAAGACTTTGCTATGTTCTATGTACCAGTTTTACAAGAAAATGGTACTGAAGCATATGATAAGTACACAATGAAACAGCCATTTGGTGTTAATTTCACATATTCAGTGTCAATAATAACAAATAAAATGGAGTTATTGAATGAAATGAATGAGAAGATGCACTATGAATTCAGTGCAATTCAATGTTATATTGAGCCAAATGGCCATCCAATGTCAATGACACTTGAAGATATATCAGATGATTCAGAATATACAATTGATGACCGTAAATATTATTCTCAGACATTTAAAATAAAGGTAAGGGGATATATAATCAGGAGAGAAGACTATAAAGTTGAAAGAGTTCCTTCGAGATTCGTTATGTCATCACGTGATTCTGATGCAGCTGGTATTGTCAACAGAAGAGGTAAGAATAGAAGGGAAGACGAAAGGGTTAAATTTATCGAAGAACCTGTTAAATTTCCACCGATAGAGACATTAATTGATGAAGAACGTTGTGAAACACCACTTCCAGAAGAAGTACAGAAACCAAGTGATGTTTATGAAGAAACAGACGATGCTAGAGAATGTTGCACACCAGAGGAAAGCAGATATTATAAGAAACTGGTTAAAATCATAATGACATTTGATGATTGTATTAAGGAACTCTCTTTCCAGATAGATAAAGACGTAATAGTTGACCACTTGGAAATAGAAAATGTATATGATTTTAAGATTTTCGTCAATGAAGAAGAAATAGAACTAGAAGAAGGATACAGGTTTGAAAAAGATGATGAAATAACGGTAAAAATATCAAGAGAAAATGAGTTTTCTGATTCTGAGGTAACATTTATTGGATATGACCCAGAAACAGCATTTGATAAAGAAAATTTACCTGAAGTTTCTATTGATGAAAAACCAGACGAAGAACATATTTTAATAAACCCAAAAGAGTAACCACAAAGGCTACTCTTTTTGTCGTTTTGGAATAATAAATTATATTTATAATTAATAGAATGTTATGTTAGTTACAGTTAATGAATTAATGACAATCGAGAGATTCTTGCTTGAGATTGACGCTAGACTTAAATTTACTCTTTCTTTTTCAGATGCATGTAAATTATATAATTATCTTAAAGATGTGGGTAGAATAACCAATATTTACTTTGAATTGTTAGAGGAATTTTATAGAAAACACCCTGATAAAGATAAGGTAAGCGAATATAAAAATAAGATTTCTGGAGATAAGTTAGAATTTAATATTGAAGAAATACAAAAATTCATTGATAATGTTTTTAATACAGCAGAAGACGATGAATTTAAAAATATTGTATTAAAAAACAGGTACTGGAAGAATTAATGAAGTAGATTAAATATTTATATATAAGAAAAATAATAATAAAATTAAAATATTTTAAGAATTATGGCAGATAATGCAAGAGGAATACATGTTTCACCTGGTATTTACACACGTGAAATTGATATGCAGTATGCAATCAAAAGTTTAGGTATTACCACTCTTGGTGTTGCTGGTGAGACTGTGAAAGGCCCAGCTTTTCAGGTAATGGACATCGCAAACTGGAGAGAATATCAGGATGTGTTCGGTGGAACTAGTGTTGAAAAATTTAAGGGAAGTCAGTATCCTAAATATGAGTTGCCTTATATCGCAAAGTCATATCTTACTGAGAGTGAGCAGCTAAAGGTTGTTCGTGTTCTTGGACTTAGTGGATATAATGCAGGACCTGCATGGATAGTTACTGCTAATAAACAGGCTGTTGCTGTAATCCGTTCTCGTGGTACTTACAAACCATATGAAACTGGAGCAACCACAAACTGTGCATGCGAAAGTTCAAAATATGACACATTGAGCTATTATGTTGGTGAAAAGCCAGCATCTAGCGTAACAAGTAGTTGTACAAAAAGTGAATATAACCTTAGTGCTTTGACAATAACATCATATACACCATTTGATGCAGATGGTGATGAATGTTCGGGCTATAATAACAAGGCTGGTACAGCATCTTCTTCTATTTCGCAAGCTAATCATGGTAGATTTACACTTATCGGTTTAACTGGTGCAACGAGTGAAGCAGCCAGTGAAAATAAATATGATTTTAAATATCCAGTTTCATTGAACCCTTATGATAAGGATTATATCCTTAAGGTGCTTGGCACAAATCAGCATGATGGTGATGCTCCAATTTATGTTGAAACACTTTATGACGTAGCACTTGACCAGGGTATTGCAAACGGAACACTTACAAGTATTGATGGTGCTCTTTCTGGATTCCAGGCATACCATACAGCAGACTACTGTCATCACGAGCCAGTTAATGGGTTAATCAGTTTACCAGCATCTTCACTTAGAAGAAAACATGTTGGCATGAGATTCCTTGCTAATGGCACTTCAGCAAGCGATAAAGTATCAACAGTTCCTTACAATTATGGTACTGGAAAGCCTGTTACAAAATATGATGTCTTTGGGGATAAGGGTATAACCGATACTACCGCAACAAAAACTGCTACTGAAAAATATGAACAAAGTAATGTGTTTAGTGGATATAGTGGAACAGTTTCAGTTGTATCTGCTATTACTTCTCCTACTTTGTCAATCAAATATGGTGAGGGAGAGCCTTACGTAGATTTTGCCGCAGCTAAGGCAGCTTTGGTAGCTGAAAGAAAAGCAACCCCAATTGAAATGATGGCAATTGCTGGACAAATTTATACAGTTAAGCAATATACCACAGAGGATGGAAAGAGACATTACTATTATGCATATAATGCAAAGGAAGATGTCGATAAATTCGTTGATTCATATAAGGCAGGAAAAAAACCATTAGACACAACAAATCTTTATGGAAACCTTCTTAGTGGTGGTACAAGTGGTGTATCAGCTGATACTGCTGATATTAACATGAAAGCCCAGTTTGCAACACTTGTGCTTAACAGAGCTGATGGTTTGTATTATAGAATGGTTGGTGGTGCTGTTAAATATGTAACACTTGACCTCAATGATTATAAGTCAGCTTACAGATATGCTTCAACACCTTGGATTGTATCTAACTTGAAGGGTGATTATAAGCGCATTGAACTTAATAGATTGTTTAGATTCCATACAATTTCAGATGGTAACAACTCAAACTATGAAATCAAGGTTTCTATTGAAAATATCAGACCTGATGAAGGTGTGTTTGATGTTGTTGTTCGTGATATTAACGATACTGACGAATCAGTTGTACTTCTTGAAAGATTTAACCGTTGTTCTATGATTCCTGGTGATTCTAACTACATTGGTTACAAGATTGGTACATTCGATGGTGTATATGAATCTAAGTCTAAGTATATCACTGTAGAAATCAATGAAACAACAGCAGCTAAAATGTCTGTACCAGCTGGTTTCTTAGGCTATCCAATTCCTCAGTATAGCGGAACTCCAATCACTGGAAGTAATAATGATACAATTAAATACCCAACCTTGGCATATAACAGATATTACGACCCAGATGTTAAAAATAGAAAGCAGTACTTCGGTCTTTCTTCATGGGTAGGTGTAGATATTGATAACTTTACCTTCAAGGGTAATAAGGCATATATCGACCTCCCAGAATTCAGAGGCGATGGTTTCCACCTTGATTCAAGACTTGATAAGAGTAAGGGTGGTGTGACTGGCGTTACAGTTGATGGTGAGTCTGGTAACACATTTGAATCTGTTTCAATCAATTCAACCACATCAACACTTTCTAACCCACCAATCATTGGTAAGGAGTCTGAAATGTATGGTACTATCTATGAAAACGTAAATCTCCGTAAGTTTACAGTATACTTCTATGGTGGTTTCGATGGATGGGATGAATACAGAGACGAAAGAACTATCACTGATGATTATAAGCTTTCACAGTATAGAGGATTCATTAACCAGGGTAGTGGCGAAGGATATTCATTCGATAAAATTGTAAACCCAGAATCACTTGGTTTGAATCAGGCTGGTATTACATCTGACTGGTATGCTTATCTTGCAGGTATCAGACAGTTCGCAAACCCAGAAGCAACAGATATTAACGTATTTGCAACACCAGGTATTGACTACGTAAACAACAAGCTTCTTGTTGAGGAGGTAATTGAGATGATTGAGGAAGAGAGAGCCGATTCTATCTATGTAGTTACAACTCCTGATAAGCCAAAGGGTGCTGGTGATTATGTTGATGAAATGTACACTCCAGAAGATGCAGTATATAATCTTGAGGACACAGAGATTGATTCTAACTATACCTGTACATATTATCCTTGGGTTAAATATCTTGATGAGGCTAATAACCAGTACATCTACCTTCCTGCAACAAAGGATGCTGTTAGAAACTTTGCTCAGACAGACAATGACAAATTCCCTTGGTTTGCACCTGCTGGTATAGAGCGTGGTGGTGTTGATTGTGTAAGAGCACACTTCACAACTAAGCTTGCTGATGAGGACGTTCTTTATGAAGGAAGAATTAACCCAATTAAGACATTCGCACAGGATGGGCCTAAGATTTGGGGACAGAAGAACCTCCAGGTTAATGAGTCTCAGCTTAACAGAATCGCAGTTCGTAGATTGTTGCTTAGAATGAGAAAGCTTATCGCAATCTCTTGCATCGGTCTAATCTTCGAACCAAATGACCCAACAGTTAAGCAGTCATTCATATCAACTGTAACTCCAATTATGGATAATATCAGAAGCAACAGAGGTATTTCTGATTACAGAATTGAAATCAATGACTCTATCGAATCTCGTGAGAGAAGAGAACTTCCAGTTAAGATTTACTTCAAGCCTTACAATGCACTTGAGTATATTACAATTGACTTCGTTCTCACACCAGAGGGAGTTTCATTCGACCAGATTTAATAAAAACATACTAAATAAAGAAGAGGAAGACTAACAATCTTCCTCTTTTTTTTACAATTGGTTTTTAACTTATAACAACCATTTATTTCTTTCAACAATTTCATCAACAATCCATTTAGATTCGTCAGAAAGATTTTTATACTTAAATTCTTTTTTTCTTGAATTGTATAGTATAGCAGGTTTTTTACTTCTAACAGAAATCTGTATTTTTACAATAGAAATTGTCCTGTTTCCACTCTTACCATTATGTACAAGATGAATTGGTTCAAAAAAACCAATACTTTCTTTAACAAGTTTCATATTTTTATTATTTAAAATTCTGTTGCAAAGATATAAAAAAACTCTGAATTATCCAAGAAGTTTGTCTATTTTTAACCTTATTTAATATTTATATAGAAAATAAACGTTTATTATGGATAAAGATATTAAAAGATTAATAGCAGAACTTAAAGTTGTAAGAGGACAGCTTAAGGAAGATTATTTTCAGGATGAACCAGTTCCAGAAGAAGAGGGACAAATGCCTGGGGGAGAACAGCCAGACCCATCACTTGTTCAACAACAGCAGCAAGCAAATCCTGCAATGATGGGACAGGGTGATTCTGAAGAAGAGATTGCAATGCATGCTCAGGAAGTTATCCAACATGAGCCAATCATTGGAAAGATTAGAGAGACAGCTATTGAGGGTCTTAAGAAATATTCAGACCACCCAACAAGCTCATTATATGAATTCTTCAAGAAAGTTTTCTTGGAGTCAGATAAGGTATTGACTGATACTGGTAAAAAATAATTATGAATAACAAGTATTATAATATGAATAATAAAAGGTGTATAAGAGAAAATGGTGGACATGGTAGCAATCCAATAATAGTCCGTAAACTTAGAGCAATGCGTACAATTGACGAATTGCTTAGAACTCCTAGTCCTGAAATTGCTGAGAGAGCAAAGGAAGCTGTTGAAGATTTAGCTAACACTGCATTTGAATTAGCATATCCTAGAACTAACGAGTCAAGAAATAGAAGTGTTATTAGAATGACTGAGAGTGACCTTCACAGAATGGTGAAAGAGTCTGTAAACAAGATATTGAGAGAACACAATTTTGATTTGGATACAAAACAAGGACAAATGGATTATGATTGGGATTACCTAGATAATTACAAACAGAAGTATGATAACCCATACGAGATTATTACAACCCCAACACATCCTTGGGACTATGAAAATAAAAATGTTTATGATAAAAAGGGTGAAATGGGAATGAACGCCTTGGGTGCTAATGGAAGCACAATGAAAAAAATAGGCAGAAACTATAAAGGAACAATGAATACATATAAGACAAAGATGTAATTCAAAAATAGAAACAATAATGGAGATAGAACCGAATCTATCTCCATTTTCTTTTACATTATCCATTGTTGTACCATAATCCAAGTTGCAATTATCTGCATTATGTGTATTGTCTGGTCAAACATAAGGTTAATTTGCAGTTTATTAGCCTTCAGGTCATCAATATGATAGTGTATGAATGTATTGATAATGAATATTACAAATAATGCGTATTGATTTGTATTCAACATGAACATTACAGGCAATAGTATCATTATTGACCACGACATTGAATGCATTAACAATGCCATCTTATAATCGTTCTTATAGAGTGATTTATACCCTTCTTGTTTTTCCCACCATTTCTTTTGCTTCATGGAGGCCAATATGCCTTGCAAATAGTAATCATCTACTATATGTGCAAATATCATCAATAGTAATAGTTTTATCATAAGGCAAATATATATAAAAAAAGTAAGAAAAACAAATTTTAACATAAAAAAATATAATATCGTATATTTATATTAAAAAATTGATAATAAATAATCTAGATTAAAAATATTAAAATTATGAGCGATTTACTTTTGAAAATGCCATTAAACTATGAACCATTGAGAAAAAACAGATGGCTTCTTAGATTTCCTGCCGATTTAGGTATTCAGGAGTGGTGGTGTGAATCAACAAAGCGTCCATCTATCAAACAAGACAGTAAGGCAATTCAGTTCTTGAACACTGAAACATACGTTGTAGGACGTTACACTTGGGATACAATCACAGTATCTCTTCGTGACCCAATTGGTCCATCAGCTTCACAGGCTGTAATGGAGTGGGTACGTCTTCACTCTGAGTCTGTAAGTGGTAGACAGGGTTATGCTGCTGGTTACAAGCGTGACGTTGAGCTTGAGATGCTTGACCCAACAGGTGTTGTTGTGTCTAAGTGGATTCTTAAGAATGTAATGATTGACAACGTTGACTTCGGAGACCTTAACTATAGCCAGGACGAGTTGGCAACAATCTCAATGACCCTTCGTATGGACTATGCTATTCTTGCATACTAATTCTTTAATGGCGAAAATAATAATAAGTGCGGAAACTATTTGTTTTCGTACTTATTTTTTTATTTTTTATAAAAAGTGTAGATAATAAAAATAATAATATTTAGCATTATGGCAACAGGACGTAGTTTTACAGCAGAAGATTTGAGGAAGTCATTGAAGAGCAGAATAAGTCAGTATGAAATGCTCAGCAAATCTCTCTTAGAAGTATTTGAAAGAAATCCACTTTCAAAAAGTATAAATGATATAAGAGATGCAATTAATGAAACAACTGATGATATCAGGAGTTTGCAAAAGCTTATTGATGAAAAAAACAATGAGGTTAAATATTCTTTTTATGATGCAATTAAAAAGCCAGTAGAACCTGAAGAAACTACAGCAAAGAAGGTAAGTATGTTTGACACCATCAAGAAAGATGATTCAGATGATGAATTTGTTAATGAAATATCATCAGCTGGTCCTTATGAAAAAGTTACCAGAACCAATGCGTTTTTGGTTAAATTTAACGGTTTAAATATTGAAGAATGGATGGTTAGAAATGTGGGATATTTGTCTAAGAATCAGCTTGGCATTACCATTTTTGACCATGTTGTAAACAATAGACCGATAATTGCGGATATAAATAATTTGATTGCTAGTGATAGAAAAATCAGTATAACCATAGACCATCTTGATGCAACTGGAAAAGTGATATATAGCGAACGTTTCCATGATTGTAGGATATTTAATCAGATGAGAAATGACTTAGATTATGATAGTAGTGATTTTTCAACAATTACTATGATGGTAACATTCAAAGAGGTAACTTATGAAACAGCCCATTAAGAAGAGAACTTCCATAACTAAAAATAAATCAAAGAAACGTACAGTCTCAAAGACTAAAACAGTTAAAAAGACTGTACGTTCTCATCCAAAGTTTGGCACATCAAAACTTGAACAAGATTTTGCAAGGGATTTCCTTGATAAACTTGGTGCTAAATATATCTATCAATTTGAAGCAAAGGATATTGGAAGATTCTATGATTTTGCTGTTTTTGTTGGAAATGAAGTAACACCTGGAAATATGATTCTTATTGAGGTTGATGGCTCATATTTTCATAGTGACCCAAGACTTGTTAAGGAAAGTGAAATGAATCCAATGCAGAAACATAATAAGAGGGTGGACGAACATAAAGATAAGTGGGCATTAATGCATGGAATTCCTCTCATCAGAATCTGGGAAAAGGATATAAGGGAAAATCCAAATAAGGTTATGAAAGA